ACTTCAAAGAAAGATTTTATATTAAATATGGATTATTTATTTTATATTCTTGATAGTTACTTATCTTGGGAAAGTATTAGTGGAACACCTTATAGAGAAATATCTTGTGTAAAAAATGATTTGTCTTTTTATACACCAATTTTTCAATCAAATGACAACTATAATTACAAGGAAATAGAAAAATACGGTAATACGATAATTAATAAATTAACATCTATTAGTTATGAATATACTTCTACTAAAAATCTTGTTTTAAAACAAGACACAATAAACGAAATTAAAAAACTATCAGAAGAATTTGACGATGTTCCAAAACTAATAATTGATGGACGACAATGTAAAATAAATTCAGATTTAACTTATGATGTTTATAATAGATTATGGGGTGGGAAATATTTACTAACTTTTAAAGGAGAAGATGTTTATTTAAAAATAGAAGATACTGATCCAACTCCAGTATTTACAACAGGATTAGATCCACAAACAATAAACAATGTAATAAACTATATTGAAGAAAAATTAAAATTTATATTATGGAAACAACACCAAGAACAATTAATATCGAATCCATTGGAAAATTAATTATTCCACAGAATGTACAAGATATTATTGACAAATTACATAAAAAAGTAGGATCGGTAGAATGGTCTGGTCCATTGTTTTACAAAATTACAAAGGGTGATTTTAAAAAACTTAAAGATTTAGAATTTACAGCTTTATTTATATATCCAATGGATATAGGTTCTCACACATACACAGAATTTGATTATAATGAAAAAATATTACCTGCATATGATTTATGTGAAGAAGCTTTAGAGGCACATAGGGGACTAGTTCACAGCCACGCTGGGATGTCATGTTTCTTTAGTAGTACAGACACTACAGAATTAACTACTAATGCTAGTAGATATAATTTCTATTTATCATTGATAGTAAATTTTGATGGTAAATATGTATGTAAAATAGCATTTCCTTCTAAAGCTAAATTTAATAATGAATATACTATTAAAGATCCTAATGGTAAATCATTAACTTTTCAAAATAAAAAAGAAGAAGATGTTATAATCATTAGTGATTTAATAGTTGAAACACCTACTCCTGTTGTAGAAGAAGGAGATTGGTTAGATACTTTGATTGCAGAACTTAAAAAACCAAAAAAGATAGAATTTGCAAATGACTATAACAGATTACAAAAACAATTTACACTTTATCCTTATTTTGATTGGAATAAAAAAGAAACAAAAGTAGATTTAACAAAAGAAATTACACCTGCACAATTTCTTAGTGCAATCATAGCATATGACTCTGATATTAGTAAATTACAAGATCCTAAAACTGAATTATACTCATTATTTTTTGAACATGATTCTGGTACAACAGATCCTAATTTTTTATTAAATGTCATGGCTGAAGATTTTGACGAACTATTACTAGAAATATTTGGTAGAGACCTTTTGAAATATGAAAAAAAGAAATTGTATCAAGGTGCAATTGAAGAATTAAAAAAATTAAAAAATGAATTTATAGGGTATGAGGCTTATTATACTCTTTATGTCGAACTTTTAACTTCAAAATTAAATGAATTACAATAACAGATTTAAAGATGCTCCATGGTATCAAAAAAGTAAAAATGAAAATATAATGATTATTGGTGCAGGCGGGATTTCTTCAAATACATTATACAATTTAGCTAAAACTATACCTGCTAGGTATCATATTATAGATTTTGATACAGTAGAAGAATATAATGTAGGATGTCAATTTTTTAGAAAAAGTGATGTAGGTAAACCTAAAGTAAACGCTCTACAAGATCTTTTGCAAGAGTTTATACCTTTTAGAAGTACTATTTATAATCTTCCCTATAGTTCTGAAATGTATTATCCAATTATGATAACAGGATTAGATAACATGAAAACTAGAAAGGAGGCTTTTGAAACATGGAAATCTAAAAATAGTAGAAGATTGTTTATAGATGGAAGAATGAAAGCTAATTTATATGAGGTATTTGCTGTAGTACCAGGAAGAGAAGAAGAATATGAAGCTACACTATTTGATGATAGTGAAGTTGAAGAAGGACCTTGTACTTTTAAACAAACTTCTTATGTAGGTATGATGATAGGTTCAAGAATTACACAAATTGTTGTTAATTACTTAATAAATTATTATGCTGAAGAAAATATCTGTGAAGTACCTTTTCATGTAAAAGAATTAACTGAAGCGTTTTACTATGATTGTAAAAATTAAAGAAACTGAAAATTATAAATGGATTTATCAAGACGAGTATGATCAATGGTTTGATAATAGAGCATCTGTATTAAATGCTAATATTTATGACTTTATTATTGAGAAAAAGGCAGACCAAGTAATACATAGAACTTACAAAACTTTAACTCATTATAGTATGGAATGTTTTTTTCTACATGGTAATTATAGATATGGTAATTATCGGAGAAAAAAATATAAGTATACTTTCATTACATCTGGATTATTGTTTGCAAGTAATTATTACAGAGAAATTTCTGATTGTTTATACCCGCACAAACTAATAGCAATACAAGTTCTGGATAAAAAAACAGATGGTATTAAAATATTAGTAAATCAAGAAGCTATTGAACATAGTCTTATTAAAGAATTAAAAACTCAAATGAATATGAGAGGATTTAATTCAAGAAAGGATATTATTAAATTAGAAACTTTATCTGAATTTATAGAAATTCATTCAGATATTGATGATAGTATGCCTTTTGACAAAGTACAAGAAGATTATTGTATTGAAAAAGCAGAAGAAGCATTGGTATTATTAAAACAATCCATATCTCAATGAGAAGACTCATTAGAACAAGAAGAAATATCACCTGTTGATAATAATGAAGATAATGGTCCATTTTAAAAATGTAATCATTTAGTTTTAAGTTAATCAAAACTTAAAATTATGGCAAAAAAAGCATTGTACGTTGACAGTACAAATACACCTATTGACATACCAGGATATGAAAAATGGGTAGTAGTAAGAAATTATGATGAATTTACAGAGTACATAGAAAACAATGGTATTCCTGATTATATTTCATTTGAACATGATTTAGCAGAAGAACATGTGATTGATTTTGTAAATAATCAATTACAAGGCATTGAAGCAATAAATTATAGTACATTTAAAGAAAAAACAGGATATGATTGTGCTCTATGGCTCTGTAATTATATTAGTGAACAACATGAGCAAGGTAATAATATTAAATTAAATGCTGTAGGAGTTCATTCAAATAATCCTGGAGGAACAAAAAATATTTTACATTGTATTAACAATTACAAAGCATATAAAGGTTGGAAACCAGATGCTTTTGAACTAAAACCTAAAGTGAATGAAGTTAAAAATAAAAAGATTGAATAAAAAGGCTGTTTTACCTTCTTATGCTCATCAAGGAGATGCAGGATTAGATTTAACTGCTACAAGTAGAGTTTTTGATGAATTCGGTAATGTGTCTTATGGTACAGGATTAGCAATCAGTGTACCTGAAGGACATGTTGGATTATTATTTCCTAGAAGTTCTAATTGTAAAAAAGATTTGTTGTTGAGTAATGCTGTAGGCGTATTGGATTCTTCATATACAGGAGAAGTATTTTTTAAATATAAGCCGTCTGCTGTATTTTTTGATAATGAAGAAGCTCCTGAAGGAAAACTTGGAAGTGATTCTTTATTTGCAGAAACAATAACATTACCTATTGAGGAAAATTGGAGGACAACTCAAATTTATAACATAGGTGATAGAATAGGACAATTAATAGTAATTCCTTATCCGATAATGGAAATTGAAGAAGTAGAAGAATTATCTATAACTGAAAGAGGAACAGACGGTTGGGGGAGTACAGGAAATTAGCTATTCATTTCAGTAAAATAAATTGATAATGTATATCATATTATTATATTCATTATATTTGAATAAAATTTTATGTTATGCGTTATCAATTACCTACTGGGATATGTGTTGAAATTAATATAGATACTTATCTTACATTATCTGATGATGATATACAAGCACTTATAGCAGATAATCAAGGATTAGATTATGATGATCCTTTTGCTGCTAGTATATTAAAATATGGAGAATTTTATGTAGATGAAGATGTTTATACTGATTTTGAAGATGAAGAAATTAAAGATTTACTATCTTTAGATCCTGATGAAAAAATTATGGACGAGGATTTTATAAATATTGATGAATTAGAACTATGAATGAATATAAGAAACTAAGATTCAAATATTTATCAAAACCTGAAAATAGATTTTGTAAAGCTAAAATACCAGGTGTGTGCATGGGAAGAAAAGTTCAAGGTATTGAACTTACAATCCATCATAAAAGAGGTAGAGGAAAATATTTATTAGATGTAAAAACATGGCTACCATGTTGTCTTGCTTGCCATGAATTTATTGAAACTAATCCAGAAATTGCTAAAGATTTAGGTTTGTCTGAAGATAGATTAACAGTTGACGACAATGAAGAAATTTAAAGGATATTATTGCATCGGATGTAGTACAAAAAAAGATGCAATTAATGGAAAGGGATTATTGCTATGGAGTGAGAATAGACCTTCTAAATTTATACAATTTACCAATAGAATATTATTAAATATCTATTGGGTTAATAAAGAAAGAGAATCAACCAGAGGAGATAAATTACAAAATGAAACTACCTCTATAAATAAAGAAAAACCTGATAATTATAAAAAGGTAAAATCACATTAAAAAGAATTAATATGGATATAGAAGAAGATGTTATTGTAGAAATAAATAAAATTCTACAAGAGGAGTTATATAGACTTGAGGAAAATTATTTTGTTCCAGAGGCTAAAATAAAACAAGATTTAGAAATAACAGATGCAGAAAAAGATATTATTTTAGATAAATTAGAATATCATTTTGTTATTATTATTGAAGATTGGGAATGGGATGAATTAAAAACATTAGAAGATTTGTATAAATTAGTGAATAGTAAGATATGAAAACAAGACAAGAAATATTAGAAGAAAGTTTTTTAGAAATTTCTAAACATAATAGAAGAACTGCTGCTATCTCAGTTGGTGTTGGTAAAACATTATTAGGGTTAACAGATATGGAAAAAGAATTGGCTAAAAAACCAGATTCTAAATTTCTTGTTGTTATTCCTAAATTAAGTGTTAAAAATACATGGTTAAATGAAGCTATAAAACATAATAAAAAATATTTAATAGATTATTTTGAATTTGTAACATACCGATCATTTATTAAATCTACTTTTGATTATAATGTTATATATTTTGATGAAATACATAATCTTAAATTTAGTCATGGTACTTATTTAACTCATTACAAAGGTAAAATATTAGGATTGACAGGTTCTCCACCAAGACATCCTAAATCAGAAAAAGCTTTAATGTTAAAAGCTTATGCACCTATTGTATATGAATATATTACAGATGAGGCTGTTGATGATAGAATTTTAAATGATTATAAAATTTATGTACATTCTGTTGCATTAGATAATAAAAATAACATCCAGATGAAAACTAAATCTGGCAAAACATTTATGACAAGTGAACAGAACATGTATAATTATTGGTCAAAGAAAATTGATAAAGATCCTTATAATAAACAATATAGATTGTTAAGAATGAAAGTAATGCAAGGATTTAAATCTAAAGAATTAAAAGCAAAGCAATTACTTACTACTATTAACAATAAATGTTTATTATTTTGTAATACAACAAAACAAGCAGATAGACTATGTGATTACGTTTATCATTCTAAAAACAAAAACAATGAGGAAAATTTAGATAAATTTAAAAAAGGTGAAATATTAACTTTAGCTTCTGTAGAGCAATTAAAAGAAGGTATTAATATTCCTAAATTAAAGGCATCTATTATTCTACATACTTTTGCTAGTGAGTATGTAACCAAACAAAAAATTGGAAGGCTTTTAAGATTACCTGTTAATGAATTAGCAGTAGTACATATATTAATGTATAAAGATACTGTTGATGAAACATGGGTAAAAAAAGCCTTGCAAGATTATAATCCTGAAAAAATAATTTATTTATGAATAAAATAAAAGTAATAGAAGGAGTAGTAAATATTCCTATGGCTGCTGGATTTTATAGTAATATCCAAAAAGTAGTTAATGAATTAATTGCTTTTAAATCAGAAGAAGAACTTAAAGTATGTTATCAAAATATAAAAGATAAAAAGCCTTTATCAGATTATGAAAAAGCTTTAGAAACTATGTTTATATTTTGTGCTACTTATGAAAAATTAGCAGAAGAACAAGGGCAAATTAAAGAGATAGATGCAGAAGAATTAGCTAATTAGTAGCATATATAATTCCTAATATTTCATCACATTTTGCTATTGCTGTTCCTAATTCTTCTATAGAGCAATCTCCAAAAGATTTTAATGTTTTAGTATAAGGAGTAGTAGAAGATATGTTATATAATCCACATGCTTCTTTTATAGAATTTTTAACTAAAAAGAAATCTTGTTTAGTAAAATCTGATATTTCATGTATCATAGCATGTACTTTAGCTAATTGTGCTAAAGTTCCCAATTTACCTTCTGTGTATGTAATGTAAACTTCTAAATCTTCTTTAGGAGGAATAGCCTTTATAAACAAATCATATTTACGTTGGTCAAATTTAGTAGATGGAGTTAATACTCCATTTACTATTTTCATTTTAATAAAACTATCAATCATGTTTAAAATTTTTAATATACAAAGATATGAAAAAAAAATTAATTATTGATGAAAAAATCGAAAAACTTAATAAAGAAATTATAGAACAAATTGTAAATATGGTCAATTCTGTGGAAGAGAAAGAATTAAGATTAGAGAGAGATTTAGAATATAAACCATATTATATTAAAAAAGTAACAAGTACAAAAATAATAATTAAATCACAATCTTTATTTTCATCATTTAAAACAATATTATTAGAAGACGTTCCATTCTTTATTTTATTGGATATAATGGATTGTTGTGAATTTTACTTAGATCACTATCAAAATCAAAAAGAATATGAAAAAAATGCCTTATTATTATTTTTAAAGGGATATAAACATGATTTAATAGCTTGTGATAGAGATTTCAGAATTTTAATGGCAAAAGCTAAAAAAAAATATCCACATTTCATATTTTATGAACAAAGAGAATTGTTAATTAGAGATTGGTTAGAATATTATAATTAAATTATGGATTTAGAAGAAATAATTGAAAAATTACAAGATAAAGTAAGAACTACCTCTTGGTATAATACCTTGAGGTGGTTTCTTATGAGTAATGATTTTAAAAAGATAATTACAGAATTATTTGAATTTACTAAACAAGAAAGAAGATTTACTCCTGGTATTAAAGACTTATTTACGCCATTTGTAATATGTGATTATAATAAATTAAAAGTAGTATTTTTATTTGATTCTCCTTATAAAAAAGTAGGATGGTCCAACGGTACTCCTATAGCTTGTCCTAATACAGTAAAAAAAACTTCTGAATTTAAGTATTTTGAAAATGCTGTTGGAAAAAGCTTAAAAAGAGACATGTCTGATTTTGCAGAAGGAGAAGTATTATTATTACATAGTTGTTTAACAACAGATATAATTAAAGAAGGAAGTCTGTTACACTACCAGATTTGGAAACCTTTTATTATTTATTTGTTAGATAAACTATCAAATGAGAAAAAGTATATTTTTGTATTTGTAGGTAAAAAAGCAAAAGAATATGCTTATTTAGTTGACGATTCTAATCCTAAATTCTATTTAGATGATATACCTAATACATTTGATTTTAGTATAGATTGGGATTATAAAAATATTTTTAATGAAATAGATAAACTATTAGTTAAAAATAATCAATTGCCTATTAAATGGTAATTATTACTTATCATTAATATTGTCATAATGATACCAGATAATGCAAAACCAATGCCTTGGAGAAAATATAGTGATGCTCTTACTGAGAGTATGAATTATATTGAAAGAAGGGCATCTGGTGATATAAAATCTTTAAAAACTCATTGGCTACAATTCAATTCTATTGGACTGAATGGTGTAGAATGGGGCAACTCTTATATTCTTGCTTCAAGACCTGGGGTAGGAAAATCACTACTAATTGCATCTTTAACAAGACAAATACAAGAATTAAACAAAAATCAAGATTTCTATATTTTACATTTCCAATTTGAAATGTCAGGAAAAAATCTAGCTACTAGAGAAATAGCTTCAGCAAATAATATGAATTTAAGATACCTTTTGTCTGCTAAAGATAAAAATATGATAGATTTAACTTCTGATGATTTATCAAAAGTAAAAAATTATGTTTCAAAACAAGCTAATAGAAAAGAATATATAATAGATGTTCCAATGACTGTTAGAGAAATGAAAGCTACATTATATGCTTTTTATCAATTTGTTAAAAAACCATTTGTTGTTACATTAGACCATACTATGCTTGTTAAAAAGGATGCTTCAGAAACCAGTAAACAGCAGACTATGGAAAATTTAGCAGCAATGACTATTGAAACTAAAAAGGCTTTACCTATTACTTGGTTTATTTTATCACAATTAAATAGAGATATTGATAGTGCTGAAAGACAAATACCAGGTAAATTATCCAATTTTCCATGTGATGCTGATATTTATCAATCAGATGCTTTTATGCAAGGTGCTGATGTTGTTATAGCATACAATAGACCTGCGAAATATCAATTAAAATATTATGGTCCAGAATCATATGTTTTAGAAATATCTGATAAATATTTAATAGCAGCACACATATTAAAAAACAGATTTGGAGAATTAGGGATACATTGGTATAAAGCTGATTATGCAAAGATGAATTTTTTAGAAGTAGATCCACCACCTAAAAAAGAAAAGAAATGAGTGTAGCACATGATTACGTACAAGATTTTATAGAATTTTGGGACAATTATTTTGTAGAAAATAATATAGACAGTTCTAAATTTACAACTAGATTAATCTTCAAACCAAAAGAATGGGATGGAGAAAAACAAGGTATAACTTTCTTTGAAAGTGAAATGCCAAAAGAAGGGGAAACATTGTATATTGAATTAGTTACAACTGATATAAATGGAAAATACATACCAAATGTAAAAAACAATTGTAGAAGTTTATACAAATTAGAATACAAACCCACTTCTGAATATGATACGTTTAATCGTATATCATCAAAAAAAATACCCTATAAAGTCATAGGAGTAGAGTATGAACAATTAACACTATGTTTAGAGAAATCTATAACACACATAGATGATAAAGAAAAAATAGATAATAATTTACTTAAAACATTAGAATTACAGACTATGGAAGATAGTCCTTTTAGTTCTATGACAATAAGAGATTTTTATTGTATTTTACACAATGTCCCAAAGACGAGACAACAATGGTTAAATGATTTAATTAAAGAGAATGGAAGAAAAGAAAATAATATTACCAATGGAGGTTACTCCTGCAAAAATTAAAAATCCCAGAAATCTTATACTTTTTAGTAAACCAAAATGTGGTAAGACATCTGCTTTAGTACAATTACCCGATAGTCTTCTTATTGATTTAGAAAATGGCTCTGATTATGTATCAGGAAGAATTTTAAAAGCTAACTCAGTAGAAGATATTAGAGATATTGGTAAAGCGATAGAAGAAGCAGGAAAACCTTATAAATATCTTATTATAGATACTGTAACCAAGCTTGAAGAAATGTGTATTCCTTATGCTGAATTGTTATATTCAAAAACACTACCTGGTAAAAATTGGTTTACTAAAGGTAAATTAGAATATGGAAGTATATTATCCTTGCCTAATGGGGCAGGATATCCTTTTTTATGGACTGCTTTTGAAAAAGTATTAGGTTATATTAAAACATTATCTGATAATGTTATTTTATCTGGGCATATTAAGGACAAAATGATAAATAAAGCTGGTGCTGAATTTAGTTCTTTAGATTTAGATTTAACAGGTAAAGTAGCTCGTATTGCAGCTTCTGATAGTGATTCTATTGGATATTTATATAGAGGTAAAGGAACAAAGAACTATATCTCATTTATCACAAGTGATGAAGTAGCTTGTGGTTCTAGAAGTGCTCATTTAAGAAATAAAGATATTTTAATATCTGAATTAATAGATGTGGATACAGAGAATGAAAAATTGGTAACATATTGGGATAAAATTTTTATAGAATAAACAAATAAATAAATAATTATATGGGATTTAATGTAAATGAATTTAATGTTGGTAGTGATGTAAGTAAAGTGTTAACTCCTGGAACACATTTGTGTAGAATAGTAGATATTCAATCTGGAGTAACACCTTTTGATCCAAACAAATTACAATTAACATTTCTATTAGAAAGTCGACCTGAAGGTAATGGTTTTACAGGTATTGCTATTGATAAAAATGATCCTTCAAAAGGTAATTATGAAGGTAGAATTGCTTATGTAAGAAATGGTCAATATCCTTTCCAAGATTGGGAAAGAGATGGTAAAGTAATTGATGCTGATACAAATGCTTGTAATTTTTTAGCTCGTTTAGCTCATTCATTAGGAGTATTAAATGAGATGAAAAAAGATCCAGCTTTGCAAAAAGATGTAAATATTGACGAATTTGTAACTGTTGCTAAAAAATATTTGTGCGATCCAGATTTATGGGCTTATTACACTATAGCAGGTAAAGAAAAATGGACAGAGGGATATAACAATCCTAATTATAATATGTATTTTGCTAAGTATGAGAATAGGAAGAATTATGTATCTTTGAAAGAAGATGGTGTAGTTCCATTTGATGAAAAAAAACATATTATAAAAACAGAAAGAGGTATACCAGTAACAACAGAAACAACAGTTGATGTTATTGAAATACCTAATGAAGATCCTTTTTATGAAGATCCTTTTTAAAGATTAAAATATGATAAATGTAGGAAAATATGTAGTTAAAGCTGATGATATTCCTGCAGATTGGATATTTAGTCATTATTTGAAATTAGGAAAACTTAAAGGTCAAAGTGTTAGAATGAAAAGTATATTTAATGAGAAGGACTCTGTTCCTTCTCTTATTATATACTATAATAGAAAATTAAACAAATATACCTTTAAAGATTTTTCATCAGGTCATTCAGGCTCTGCTATTGAATTTATGAAATTGATGTGGAAATGTTCTTTTAGTGAAGCTCTGAAAAGAATAAAAGAAGATTATCAAAAAAGTGATTATAATAGCGAAATAAATAATGAAAATATTAAATTACAAGGTTGGAAAGTTACAAGTTTTGTTGTAGATAAATGGAAAACTTCTAATATTAAATATTGGAATGATTATCATATTACTATTGAAATGTTAGAAAAACATAAAGTTAAACCTATAAAATCTTATACAATGAGTTTTATTGTAGAAGACGAAATAGTAGAAGAATTTACTGTTAAAAATAAAAATATTTATGGTTATTTTTATGGTAATAAAGAAGGTAATCTTGCTAAAATATATCAACCTTTTAATAAAGAAAAAAAATTTATAAAAGTTTCTGATTATATTCAAGGTTCTGATCAAAATACTAATTCTGAATTTTGTTTTATTGTATCATCATTAAAAGATGCGATGGCATTAAAAACAATAGGAATTAGAGGAGATTTTGTATGTGTTGATAGTGAGAATACCTTATTAACAAAACCTGTCATAACACGTCTGAAAAGATTTTATGGAGAGAGTAACATTATTGTTATTTTTGACAATGACATAGCAGGTATAAGTAATATGAAAAAATATAAAGAACTTTATAATTTAAAATTTTGTCATTTACCTTATGAAAAAGATCCAGCAGAAATACTAAAAACACATGGTATTGATGAAACAAGAAGAAAAGTAGTTCCTTTAATAAATAAAAAATTAAACAATGAATAGATTAAAATTATGGTGGTATACCAAGATTAATACCAAAAATACTATATTTTTTCCTAATATACCATTAGGTAAAGCTGATGATACTTATTATCAGTTTGATAATGAAAAAGTATATCTTTATACATATCTTAATAATACCGTTGCTTTAAAAGAAGAAACAGTTACTAACTTAAATTTAGAGTTAGTAAATCATCCTTCTACTCTAGCTGCTATGAGAAGAAGAGATTTAATTTCTTATAAGAATGGTCAAATATCTCATGGTAATTTTGGTGCATTGTTTGAATATAAGGATAATGATTATTTAGTAATGTGGGATAAAGATTTTATTGCAAGAGTTTACAAAATATTGTAACTTTGCATAAAAAACTTTTATGAATTGGATTTATGACAACAAAGAGATATTATCTCTTGACGATTTTCCTACAAATTGTGTAGGATTTATTTATAAAATTACAAATACAATAAATGGTAGAATCTATGTGGGTAAGAAAGTACTTTTTAATTCACATAGATCTACTATTTCTAAAAGAGAGAAAACAATTACAAAAACTAGAAAAAAATTTAAAGTAATTGTAAAAGAATCTAATTGGAAAACATATTTTGGTTCTTGTAAAGAATTACAAGAAGATATTAAAAAATATGGTGAACAGTATTTTGTGAGAGAAATATTAGAATTTTGTCATTCTAAGAGATATATGACATATTGTGAAGTTAAATATCAATTTAAGTATGAAGTACTTGAAAATGATAGTTATAATAGTAACATTATGTCAAAATTCTATAAAGGTAATATATGAAAAAATATAATATTATCTATGCAGATCCTCCTTGGACTTATAAAGTGTGGTCTGAAAAAACAGGAAATGGGAGAAGTGCTGCAAGTCATTACAATACAATGTCAAAAGAAGAAATACAACAATTACCTGTACAGTCTATTTGTGCAGATAATGCTGTATTATTCTTATGGGTTACCGCCCCTTGTTTATTAGAAGGAATTGAATTAATAGAAAAATGGGGATTTAAGTATAAAACAGTAGGTTTTACTTGGGTTAAAAGAAATAAAAAATCTGATAGTTATTTTTGGGGTATGGGATATTATACTAGAGCTAATGCTGAATATTGTTTATTAGCTACAAAAGGTAAACCACTACCAAGAATTAGCAGATCAGTACATTCTATTTTAGATGATCGTATTATGAGACATTCAGAAAAACCTGAAAGTGCTAGAACTAGGATTGTTGAATTATTTGGTGATTTGCCTAGAATAGAATTATTTGCTAGACATGAAACACCAGGTTGGGATGTATTTGGTAATGATGTAACTAATTCTATTGTATTATGAAAAAATTCACTATAGAAGAAGGATTTTCAGAAAGAATTGCTAAAGAAGAAGAATTTTTTAGTACAAAGCCTTATATTTCTTATTCTGGATTAAATAAACTATTATATAGTCCTGCTTTATATTATAAACATTATATTTTAAAACAAAGAGATGATATTAATACTACAGCAGCAATAGAAGGTAAATTAATCCATTGTTTATTGTTAACTCCTGATAATTTTGATAAAGAATATCAAATTGTATCTGATTCATTACCTAGTGAAAATCCTAAAAAAGTAATAGATACTGTATTTGAGTATTATACTATACTCAAAGAAGATGGTGATGAAAGAGAAGATTTAATTGAATTTAGTAGTGCTATCCTTGATGTGTTAGCAGATATGAATTTATACCAATCTTTAAAAACAGATGAACAAAGAATTGCTAAAATTGTCGATGTTCCTAAACATTTAGATTATTGGTTTTATTTAAAAAATTGTAGAGGTAAAACTCTTATAACACAAGAAACTTATGAGTTTGCACAAGAAGCTGTTGAAAGAGCATTACAATCTCCTGTTATAAGAGCAGCATTAGGACTAACCATTGATGATTTTAATATCAATGTAGAAAGTTATAATGAAATAGAACTAACTTGTGAATTAACTGATTATGCTTTTAATATACATGGTATATTAGATAATTTAGTTATAGATCATGATAATAAATTGATTAAAATAAATGACTTTAAAACTACAAATAAAGATTTAACTACATTTAAAGAATCTATAGATTTTTATAGATATTGGATGCAAGTATCTTTTTATGTGTTATTAGTAAAAAACTCTATATATTATAGAGAAAATTATAAAATTGAAGTTAGATTTTTAATTATAGATTGTTATCAACAAGTTGCAACCATGTTAGTAAGTGACACTACCTTATTGAAATGGGAAGAGGCAACAAAAGAATGTTTTGAAAAAGCAAATTATCATTTAGCAAATAGAATTTTTGATTTGCCTTATGAGTTTGCACAATGTGGAGGAGAATTGATTATATGAAAAATAACATTCAGAAATCATTTATATTTCTTTATCCTTTGTTACAAATACAAAGTAAAAGAAGCATAAAACCTTTAAAAACCTACATGTATTGTAGTGGCATGGAAGATGAATTATTAATATGCATTTATAAAGTAAATCGTAAACATTGGAGTAGTTTTAATGAAAAAGTCTTATCCAAACATAAATTATTAAAAAGTACTGTACCATTAACTGATAAAAAATATGCTTATATATTTGATTTATCAGAATTTAAAAAAGATTATGATTTAATTTCAGTTGGTAAGTATCACTTACTAAGTCAATTTGCTAAAACTTGTATAATGAGTTTTGATCATGCGAATTTTGATGAAGTTAAATTATGTATTTTTGATAAACAAGGTACACCACCAGATAGAGAAAAGGAAACTTATAACTTATCTAAAGAGAGTATAGAATATGGTGAATTTTTAATAAATAGATAATATGGATGGAATAAGCAAGATGTTAATATATTCCGCAGAATGGAATGGACAACCAAGTTTTAGATTAATTCCAATAATGGATAATTGTCCATTTATGGAAGTTATGTATAATCCAGAAGATTGTATATTAGCTGTAATTTCTAAAACTAAAACAAATATACCTTCAGTAAAGACAAAAGAAGGAGAAAATGGAGAAGTCTTCTATGAATATTACATAGAATCTAAACAAGATATTTTAGATTTTATAAAGACTGTAGCAGTCAATTATCCTCATCCTATAATAGAAGAGGTATTATAATGAGAAAAAAGAAATATTGGATATATGATTATGAAACAATAATCAATACATTTGTAGCAGTGTTTGAGGATTTACATTCAAATGAAAGACATATTTTTATAATTAGTCCTTATCAAAATGATTTACCATTGCTTTTAGCATTTTATAAAGAAAATATCCAATATCAAGATTGGCATTTGGGGTTTAATAATTTAGCTTTTGATAGTCAAATAACAGAATTTATTATTGATAATCATAAGGAATTATCAGAACACTCAAATAAAAAAATAACAAAAGAAATTTATAATTATGCACAAGACATAATTACTAGATCAGATAGAAAAGAATTTTTAGATTATCCTGAATTTAAGTTGAGAATACCAGTACTAGATGTATATAAAATTAATCACTGGGATAATCAAAATAAAAGAAGTTCATTAAAATGGATACAATATTCAATGGATTGGGAAAATATAGAAGAAATGCCACATGAGCATTATAAACCAATAGAAGATATAGAAACATTAAATATAGTAGTTGAATATTGTATTAATGATGTAAGAACTACTAAACAAATATTTAAACTTAGTTTAAATGCTATAAATTTAAGAATAAAATTAAAAGCAAAATATAATATAAATTGTTTAAATTATTCTAATACAAAAATTGGTAGTGAACTATTATTAAAATTATACTGTGATAAAACTGGAAAAGATAAAAAACAATTAAAAGAACAAAAAGGAATTACAAGACATTCTATTAATTTAGAAGATATTGTATTTAATTATATAGAATTTAAAACAGAAATATTACAACAATTATTAAAAGAGATAAAAGAATTAACAATATATAATACTAAAGGAGATTTTAAAAAAGTAGTAAAATATAAAGAATACGAATTTAATTTAGGTTTAGGTGGAATACATCAATGTCTATCAGCAGGTATATATAAATCAGATGAAGAATATATAATTGTTGATTCTGATGTAGCTTCACTATATCCAAGTATAGCTGTTGTAAATCAAATGTACCCTGAACATTTAGGATCTGAATTTTATGATGTTTATAAACATGATATTGTAGATGTAAGACTAAAAGAAAAAGCTAAAAAAGATAAAGGAGATAAAGCAATAATAGAAGGATTTAAAGAAAGTGCCAACGCAAGTTATGGTAACTCTAATCAAAAATATTCATGGTTATTTGATAGTCGCTATACAATGCAAACAACAGTTAATGGTCAATTAATGATTTTAATGTTAATTGAGAATTTAACTACTAAATTATCATATTCTCAAGTAATTCAAAGCAATACAGATGGTATAACAGTAAGAATTAAAAGATCAGAATATGAATTACATCAACAAATTTGTAAAGAATGGGAACAACTCACTCAATTACAATTAGAACATGTAAATTATGATAAAATGATTATAGCAGATGTAAATTCATATTTTGGAATATATGAAGATAAAAATAAGACTCCTAAATGTAAAGGTAGATTTGAATGGGAAGATTTACAAAATCATAAAGCCACACATTTACATAAAAATAAATCTAATTTAATAATACCAAAAGCAATTTATAATTATTTTTTAAATGATATAAAGCCTGAAAAATATTTAGAAGATAATAAAAATATTTATGATTATTGTTCTGGAGTTAAAGCTAAAGGAGATTGGACATTTTGGAAGTTATCAATAGAACATGATCAATATAAAGAAGAAAAATTAAATAAAATAGTAAGATATTATATATCTAATTCTGGTTGTAAAATAGTCAAGAGACATCCTGATGGAAGAGAAATACAAACAGAAAGTGGAAAATGGATGCAAACCATATTTAATAAATATGAAAAAAAAGAATGGGAAGATTATAATATAAATATAAATTACTATTTAACAAAAATATATGAGGAAATTGAAAATATTCAAGGTCCTATAGAAGATAAACCAGTACAATTAAATTGTAATTTTTAATACAAAACATAACAACTGTCCAGATTAATGAATTTCAAGCTGTAAGTTTCGCACCATGTTTTTAAATTTAATAATATGAAAAGAGCAATTAGTGGTTCTAGTGCATATTTATCAATTATAAATGCACGATTACCTGAAAAAACAAACACTTATACTCCCATATCACATGGGAGTATTATTGACAAAATTAGACAAGAAGTAGAAGATGCGGGATATGAGATTACTGAAGAATCTTATAGAAGTTCTAGCAATGGTCAAATTGCATTAGGTACATTTAAACTTAAATATGAATTTGATCCTGAAATAGAACTATCAGCCACATTTTTAAATTCTTATAACAAACAGTATGCTTTTAGATTCATGCTAGGTGCTACTATTAAAACTACAGGAGTTAGTTTTATGTTAAATAATCACAGATTTGGTTATTTTAAAAGAGTACACAAAGGAGAAGCAGATATATTAGCACATGGTAAAATTAAAGAATTTCTCCAGACTTCTGGAAATTATTGGCAATTATTGGTAAAGTATAAAGATGATTTAAAAACTATATCTTTACCTAAAGATTTATTTTATTTAACAATAGGACAATTATTCTTTGACAAAAATATATTGTCTTCATTGCAGTTAAATATAATTAAAAAAGAAATGATAAAACCTTCATTTGACTATCATATTGATGATGATATGAATGGTTGGGTGTTATTTAATCATATTGCACTAGCACTGCAAGAATCACATCCTGCAACATGGATAGATGATATGTGTGCTGTTACAGATGTATTTAATGATTATTTAGAATATTATCTACCAAAACCATTACCATCACCAATAGCTGTATATGAAGAGGAACTTGTAAATTCAAATGATTATGATTGTAAGAAAGAAGATTGAATTAATCGTTGATGTAGAAGCATCTAGTGTAGATTATATTTACCAATCTATTATTGAGGGAATGGAATTTAATGATGAAGAAGGTATAGTAGAATATGAAGTTAAAGATTATGAAGAACCAGTAAATATGGATTGGAATGAAAGAATAAAAAAAATACAAGAACTTAAAATATTTATTGAAGGTAATACTGATAAATTTGCTAGTAATAAAAATTTACAATTTCTCTATGATACAATAAACAGAAGGTTAATTGACTTAGATGAAAATGGAATTGATAATACTTTAAAAGCAATTAACTCAGAATTATATGATTAAGAAAATATTTAATGTTCCTTTGTATGACTGGAATATAACTTTTTTAAAAATAGAAACAAAAGAAGATGTACCTGAATTGATAGCTTGGGCAGAATTATTTCAAGCTGAATTTCAAGGAGATATATCAGAATCTTTTGATTCTACTAAAAATGCTGGTATGACTTATATAGACAGAACAGCACAAAAATTATTAATAATTATATTCCCAGCTACATCACCAGAAGAATTATTATCTACAATAGGACATGAAAAACGTCATGCTGAAGATTTTATATTGGAAGAATGTGGTATATATGATAAAGAATCTGCTGGTTATTTGGCAGGATTTTTAACAAAACAAATGTTTATATGATAATCGGAATATCAGGAAAATTACAAACTGGAAAAAACACCAGTGCTCACATGATGCAATTTATCATAGAAAATTATAAAGAAGGTTTAGATGCAGACTCTATGTTTGCATCATATCTTCTTGGATATGGCTATGATTTTAAAAAGACAGAACAAAAACAATTTGCTAGTAAAATTAAACAAATAGTCGCTTTACTAATAAATTGTGATGTAAAAGATTTGGAAGATGAATCTTTTAAAAATAAAATATTATCTAAAGAATGGTGGACATATAAATTACCAAATGATCAATTATTAGCTTATACAGATAATAATCCTGATTTTATTAATAAATATAATTTAATAAAAATGACTCCTAGATTAATGATGCAATTAATTGGGACAGAAGGAATGAGGAATATAATACATCCTAATATTTGGATTACAAGTCTCTTTAATGATTATAAAGAAGATAGTAATTGGTTAATTACTGATTGTAGATTCCCTAATGAAGCTAAAGCTATTAAAGATAAAGGAGGAATTTTGATTAGAGTTAATAGATTAATAGGAAAAATTGTTTATGTTATAGAAAATGATCAACCTTTTCAAGATTGGTACGGAGTAGTAGAATCTTACAATGGAAATAATTTCTATAATGTTATAGACAATGATAACGATGTAGTTTTAGTACATAAGAATCAAATTACTTTATTAGATGACCACAAATCAGAAACATCTTTAGATAAATATACAGAATGGGACTATATTGTTGATAATAATGGTACATTCAAAGAATTATTTATTAAATTATTTGAAATATTACATCAATTATTTACAATGAAAAAATAAATTTGATGGGCTTACTATTGAACTTAAAAACAAGTTGCAAACAATTAAGAGGTTTGACGAACCATGCTTAAAAGGTGATGAAAAGGAAAAACAACCTGAGTGTATTATGGACGAATTAAATCGCATGGTTTTTAAAATTCGTGATTACAACAATCGGTTAGAAGAATGTTTGAGGCACTTAAATCAAATTGCTTAAACTTTCAACGGGGTAGGCTCTTATGCTTACCCCTAACGTGCCTTGTGTATGCGTAGGGCGAATTATTAACGATAAACTTAAATAGAATGAAGGAATTTATAAACAAATGCTCGAATTGGTGGATACTTAATCCAAAACGCAAACAGTTAGATGATGCGTTTGAAAAAGAATTGAATGAGTTAATAGAACGAGAAGTAGCCTTACGCATACACGATGTTGTAGGGCGAAGCAAACAGTTAAGTTGCCCAAGATGCGGACATACAGGAATAGACACAGATAAAGACGGGCTTAACTATTGCAGGTCGTGTTCATATTATTGGAGGGCAACTTAATTGCCTACAAC